ATTTTTAGGTATAAAACCGCAAAATGAGGCCAATTTCAAAGGAACAGAAGGAATTACAAGGCACATACGAGCCTAGTAAAGAGGGGGTAGATTCGGTAGAGTTGGAGAAATATGAGATAAATCCACCCGCGCCGAAGAATTGGCCCCCTGAAATTCAAAAACTATGGTCAGACCGTTGCCAGGACTTAAAAAATACGGGTTACCTGGTGAAGGCATTTATCCCACTACTACGCCGGTATTGCTTCGCGATACTTCAAGCGCAGGAGGCTGAAAAACATTTGCTCGAGGAAGGGTTTACGACCATTGAGCGGGGCACTGAAGGGCAAGAATATGAGGTAATGAGTAAGTGGATAAACGTCCTGGACAACGCGAACAAAACAATCGAAAGGATCGGCGCGAAGTTCGGGTTTAGCCCACTGGATGTTCAGAAAATACCAGCAGTCCAGAAGAAAGAGGGGAAGGAAATGAGTTTGCTGAAATAAAGAATGACGACGAGGGAGAGATTCGAGGGGTTAAAGAAAAAGTACAAATACGATGCTAAGGCAGCGGAGGAAAAAATAGCCTTCATTGAGAAGCATTGCCGACACGTTGAGGGCGATCTGTACGGTCAACCTCTCATCCTTCCAGATACTTTCAAAGACGAAATTCTACGGCCTGTCTTCGGTTTAAAGAAGGCAAATGGAAAGAGACTGATCAATAAAGTTTACATCCAAATGCCGCGCAAGAACGCCAAAACTACGATGATGGCGGCGGTAGAACTCACGATGCTGTTCAACGACGGCGAGAAGTCCGCGCAGATTTATAACTGTGCCGGCGACGACGAACAAGCTGGGTTACTCTTCAATGCCGCGAAGAAAATGGTCGAGAATGACCCGGTACTCCGGAAGGCTGGAAGGGTGTTCGCGACATCGATAACTTACAAGGATTCTTTCATTAAGAAGATCACATCCAAGTCGGAAACGAAGCACGGATTTAACACGCATGGATGGTTTTACGATGAGCTTCACGTAGCAAAAAATGCGGATCTTTTCGAGACTCTCGACACATCCACCGGCCAAAGATCGAACCCGATCGGGTGGACTATCACTACGCCAGGATCAGACCAACTTACCATCTGTTACCAACAATACACGTATAGCAAAAACTTACTGAAAGGGATCATTGAAGACGATTCATTCTGGTGCGTAATCTATGAAAGTGATGCTACGGCCGACATCCATTCCGAGGAAACCTGGAGAACAGCGAACCCACTCTATGACTACTCTGAAAACCTCCGGGAAGACATCAAAAAGAAAGCCCTCCAGGCGAAGAATGATCCAGCCAGGGAGAACACTTTCCGCCGATTAAATCTCGGCCAGTGGACCAGTTCAGAAACGAAATGGATACAAACAGACCTTTGGACTTCACTCACCGGCAAGGTAAAGTTTGAAGATTTCGCGCATGAACCATGCTGGCTCGGGTGCGACCGCTCGAGTACCGAAGATATGAGTTCGCTTTGTGTTTTGTTCGAGGATAGCGACATCCTGGTGCCGTTTTGGTTTCTATGGATCAGCGAAACAAGCGCGAAAGCCTCCGAAAAGCAATTCGGGATCCCGTACAGTCTATGGGAGAAAGACGGATACATAAGCATCGTAGAAGGCAATAACGTCGGGCCGTACGGAGTCCGGAGAAAGATCACCGAGATAAACGACACGAATCAAATCGTCATCATGGGATATGACGAATGGAATACCCGTGACTTAGCTATTGAATTACAGGACGAACTCGAGATCGAGACAGTCGTAGAGCGCCAGGGATACGGGCTTAGTGTCGGGATAAAGAAAATGAAGGAGTTAATCAAGGGCGGTAAATTCTTGCACAACGGAAACCCTATCGTGACCTGGACCCTTGAAAACCTACTAGCGAAAGAAGATGATGAATTGCGTATAAAGTTCGTGAAGCCTAAGGACCACAAAAAAATAGATCCTTGGATTAGCCTCGCGATGGCGGTGCGGAACTGGATGGAGGTTCGCCCGAAAAGATCAGTTTATTCGGATAGAGGGGTAATAACACTTGATTAAAAAATGAAGCAGGAAATTTATCAGGATGGGAAGCTAAAGATGACGTTGATTTCAACGGATGGAAGCGCGTGTGACATCGTTACAATGCCGAAGGTGTTGGTGAAGGAGTGTTCGATGAGTTCGACCGGGTTTGATGAATTGTTTTTCAGTTTTCTCAAGGAGAATGTAACGCATACGCAAGCTTACGAGCAAGCGGAACAAGTCCACGAACATTTTTTCGAGCGTAGACGGTATTCCAGCTATGAAAGTTTCAAATCAGTCAGATACCGGGATCATAAGAAATGAAAGTACATATTTTAAAGCCTTACAGCGTCGAGAAGAACCTTGGACGCGCTTACAACGAGGCTATAAGCCTTATTCCGGATGGAGATTGGGCGTGTTTAATGGACTACGATACTATGTTTTTAACTCCGGATTGTGGCAAAATCCTGCATGATTGGGCCGAATTTTATAGTAAGTATCCAGAATATAACTATGATAAAACTCTATTGACGTGTTACACGAACCGCATTCATCCCCTAGCAAAAGATCAACTACTGAATGGGTATCTATCAGAGGTCACAGACATTTCTCATCATATCAACCTGGCAGAGAAACAACGTGATCAGGTCACATGCACTCGTATTGAGCATGAAATTTCCGGATTCTTGATGATGTTTTCTAAAAAACTATGGAACGAAATCAAATTTAGTGAAAACGGTAAGTGTCTTGGAGTTGACAATGATTTTTCGATCAGAGTTTTGGAGAAAGGATACTCGATTGCTCGAATGGATAATTTATACGTCTGGCATACGTACCGGCTGAAGAATGGGATTCATAACAAAGAGCATTTAAAGTGAAAACCATCTACACTGCCATATTCGGAAATTATGACGACTTAAAAGAGCCGTGGGTAGTTACTCCAGGGTGGCGTTACGTGTGTTTTACTGACCAGAATTTGAAGTCTGACGTCTGGGAGATTATGAAAGTGCCGGTGATGGAGTGCGGACCGGCAAAAACCGCCAGGTATTACAAGATCATGTATCACCAACATATTCAGGATGAGTTTTCAATCTGGATCGATGCAACATTTATAGTTAACGTCGACTTAGACCAATGGTGGAGGAAGTTTAAGGCTCCATTTACAACTATAGCGCATCCGTTTGACGACTGCGTGTATCGCGAAGGGTCGGCGTGCCTTCGCGCAGGGAAGGGAGATCCGACACACATCAACGACCAGATGACTTTTTTCAAAAGGATCGGACTACCGAAGAAAAACGGACTTATCGCATCTGGAATTTTAATGCGACAGCGCGATTCTAAGGTTAGAGAGTTTTGTATTCAATGGTGGAGAACGGTTTTAAATCACAGTTCACGCGATCAAATAGCATTTGCGTACGTCGACTTCATAAAACCAGGCGTACACCATAGTATTCAGTGGAATTATACGAGGGAAAAAGAGTTTTTACATATCCCTCACCTATCGAAACGAGGCGCACGGGAAAGAAGGTGGCAAGAAATAGAAGAACATCATGGAAAACTTCAAAGCAAGTAGGGACGAAATTACAGGGAGATGGACGCTTGAAGGCGTGGAGTCGGACGAAAAAACGTATGTGAACATGTGCGAAATGCTCAAGGACCGTAAGGTTTTTAAGTTTGCGCGGTACGGTGACGGAGAATGGAATTGTATTTTCAATAAGCCAGGACGAAACTGTGACTCGCACGCATATTTTCCAGACCTAGGCGCACACCTACGGCGAATCATTCTATCAGAACCGGAGTATATGGTAGGGATTCAGCCTCTTTCGATGAGTTACGACCGAACGCCACAGATTAAAGAGATTTGTCGTGACTTGAATGTCTCCTGGTACAATGCCGACGTGCTTCATAACGCCAGTATTGACGGAAAGATCGATCAATTCATCGATGCAATGAAGGGGCGTTATATAATTCTCGTTGGACCGATTCATCTGGCTAACATTTTTGTGAATTGTGTTCACATTGTAATCCCTCAAATTGATTGCTGGTTATCCCACGAGGAAGTACGGCAGCAAATCGAATTTCACATCGACGGAGTAAATAACGCGGTAGTATTACTAGCCGCCTCAATGATGAGCGAGGTTATTATCGATGCCTTTGCGGACAGTCACCATACATTTATTGACATCGGAAGTGTACTTGATCCATACGCTGGCGTAAAATCACGCCGGTATCACCATAAATTGAAGATATGAAAACTAGAACAGACCTATTAAACCACCTCGCTGAAAAACACGGACTTATTTCATACTTAGAAATTGGCGTACAAGATCCTAAGCAGAATTTTGATAAAATCATCTGCCCTCAAAAGGTAAGTGTTGATCCTGACCCTAAATCTGGAGCAACGTGGCTGATGACTAGCGATGAGTTTTTTGAAGGGGAATTTTACCTCGGAATACAGCCGGATTTAGTATTTATTGATGGTCTTCACACCGCAGAACAGGTAAAAAAAGACTTCGAAAACGCGTTAAAGATTCTCGCACCTTGGGGTTTCATCGTCCTCCATGATTGTAATCCGGAAAAAGAAGAACATACTATTGTACCAAGGCCTACACAGCGCGGACACTGGAATGGTGATGTATACAAGTTCGTGGTAACTATCGGTAGAAAAATGAAGTATACCGTCGATATAGACAATGGATGTATGGTTGTTTCACCATTTTCAGCAAACGTGATCTACTCGGTCGATGACAATACGCGGAATATAACTTGGAGTTTTTTTGATCGTAACCGAAAGCACTTACTCAACCTAATTTCCTGGGATGAATTTATCGGTACTGGTTCACACGTTCAGTAAATACTCTTTTCTATGGGAAGGAATGGTCAGAGATCTACAAAGAAACTGGCCTGATCGTTCTATGTTATACTTTGGCACAGACATTCCATGTGAGAATGATGTACACTTCTACAATCTACCAAACCGGACAATTCTTTACAGCGGACGCGGCGAATGGTCAAACCGGTTAATTGCCCTCCTACGCCAAATACCTACTGAATACGTTCTCTACTTACAGGAAGATCATTACATCAAAAAGCCCCCGCCTTTATCGGAAGCGATGCAGATAATGACCGATCTTGAATTACTTCGTCTGCAAATAAGTCCCGTTATCCAATACTACAGCCTCGAAAGCCACGGTAATACACTCTTCTTCCACAACACAAGCAAGTATCTTGTTTCACATCAACCATCAATCTGGAAAAAATCATTCCTTTTAGAATGCCTGCGACCTGGGGAAAATCCCTGGCAGAATGAATACGCCGGAACTCGCCGACTCAATAAACGCCCGGAGTTTGACAGGAAAATTGCAATCTATCCCTATGATTGGTACAAACACAAGTGCGTAAAAGGAAAAGTCGCACAAGTATAACAATGTTTACCTGATTCATTTTTTCATCTCTCAACCTTTGTGTATCACAACGGGGGAAAGGTGAAGAATGGGTTTTATTAAACATACTCTTTCTTATTTCTATCCGGAGCTACGCGCTTCGTTGGAAAATCCATCTACTCCCCTGTCTGCCTTCATTGATCAAGGCGAGAAAACCACGGCAAAAATTGTAGTCAACGAAGAAAAAGCCCTCAGTGTAGGCGCCTACTATTCCTGTATTAAGGTGATCGCTGAAACGATGGCTTCAATGGATCTAGAGGTCGTTGAAAAAGTCGGTAAGGCAACACGCGCCAACACCTCCCATAATAATTACTGGCTACTCCATGCAGAACCATCTCCTTATTACAACCGGTTCGAATGGGTTCAGTCTATGCTCATTTGGGCGGCCTCTTGGGGCAATGGGTATTCAAAAATCGTCCGTGATAAGTTCGCGAACGCCAAAGAACTACAGCTTCTCCCGGCTTACGAAGTAACGCCGAAGATGACCGAGCGTGGTAAACTCTATTACGAGTGGATTCATCAGGGCAAGACCGATATAATCATGTCCGACGACATGATTCACTTGAAGAACCTTGGTACAAGTGGACTTATTGGACTAAGTACAGCTGAAATTCAGCGCGAAGGACTCGCGAACGCAATCGCTAAAATTCAGCATGAGGGCGCATTCTACGCCAATGGAGCTAAGGCATCGGGGATACTAATGACTCCTGGCACAATGGGAACGAAAGAGAAAAACAACCTTAAAGACTCATTCGAGAAAGAACACTCCAGCGCGAAGAACCGGTTTAAAACCATTGTACTCGAAGAAGGGGTCAAGTATCAACAACTCACTATCCCGCAGAACGATGCGCAATTCCTGGAGTCTAAAAAATTCGAACGCACTGAAATCTGCGGATGGTTCCGGATGCCCCCGCACAAGATCGGAGTACTTGACGACGCCAACTATTCAAATATCGACAGCCAGGAAAGATCATTTGCGAAGGATGTCGCCGTCCCTTGGGCTATTCGATTCCAACAAGAGCTAGATCGGAAACTATTCTTCCAGGGAGAGCGCGGAAAGTTCATGACTCAGTTCAACCTCGATGACCTCATCAAAGGTGATATCAAGACACGCTACGAAGTGTATGGCGCAGGGGTTCAATACGGTATTCTAAGACCATCAGAACCGAGAGAAGCAGAAGGATGGCCAATGGACGACACCGAAGAAATCAACAAGTTCTTCATGAACAGCACAATGTCACCGGTGGAACTACTCGGACAAAAGCCGGAGCCAGCGCAACCATCAAAAGAAAAAGCAGCATGAAAAAATACGCATTTGGAAATATAAGGGAGTTTGATCGCGCTAAAGCCGAAGAGGATAGGACAATAGAGTTCATTATTTCTTCAGCGGATCGTGACCGGCATAGGACAGTATTGAATATGAAGGGATGGGATCTCGAAAACTTCAATGCGAATCCGATTGTCGGATACCAGCACAATGTATATGGAGATAATATGTGCTCAGGGCCAAACCCTGACGATGTACTCGGTCCTGGCCGTGCCTTCCTGGAAGGTGATAAACTTATCGGTGCGGTAACATTCGAGACAAAGGACATCAATCCACTTGCAGAAAAAATTTTCCGGAAGGTTCTTAATGGTACACTTCGCGCAACCTCAGTCGGTTTCCTGGAAATCGGCGAAGGCAAATATGGTGACGGTGATCAGCGCCAGGGTGGTAAGAATGAAACCTACTATTTCTCAGGCCAGGAGTTGCTCGAGTTCTCCATTGTCAATATCCCATCCAACGCAAAGGCAGTAGGTAGATCAATCACTCATCACGCTGATGCGGCACTAAGCTATCTCATGAGATTCATGCCCGAGGATGTAAGTCTACGGGATGTTAAAAATATGACTGTACAGGAAGTTCTCGACCATGTACAGGGCAAGGTCACTGAAAAGCAGATCGAAAAAATCGAGAACACAAAAAAAGACCGCCTTGCAATGAGGTTGGCAGTAATGAAACACGAATTAAAAATCAACTAGAAATGGCAAAGAGTCATGAATTGAAGAAGAAGGCAGAGAAGATATACAGAGACATTAAAGATCTGTATGGGAAAGAAACTCTAACTGCCGAAGACAATGCAAAGTTTGACGAGTGGAACAAAGAATATGATTCACTCATGGCGCAGGCTAAAAAATTCGAAGACTTCGAGAAGAAGGAAATCGAAGAGGCAACTGAGGTTACCGAGATCGAAAAGACTCTGAAGAGAGGCGATGTGACTCCGGAGAAACGAAAAGAGATGGAGAATCTTGCGCTCAAGGAGTATGTAATGACAGGTGGGGTTTCTCAGGAACTCAGGAAGTTCATGTCTCCAGCTAAAAGTGAGAAGGACGATGATTCGATGATTGAAGCTGAGTACAAAAAACTCGGAATAACCCGCGCTAATGTGCAATCCACCACTGATGCCAAAGGTGGGTATACAATTGCAACAGGCTTCCAGCGTGAACTGGAAAAAGCAATGCTTGACTTTGGCGGCATGCTCCAGGTATCCCGTATATGGAAAACCTCAAAAGGCAATACGACCGAATGGCCATTGGTAGACGACACAATGAATCGCGCCTACCTGATTGGTGAAGCAGTTAACGCGGAAACCAGTGCTGAGGATATTGATTTCGGTCAACAACAGTTTGAGGCCTACAAAATCACCTCAGGGATGCTACGCTTGAACTCTGAATTGATCGAGGATAGCGAGTTTGATATCGTTAGTGAGGTTTCAAGCTTCCTTACTGAACGCATGGGCCGTGGTATCAACTACTACACTACACTAGCGGATGGATCCAGCAAACCAAAAGGTATTACAGTTGCCGCAGCTCACGGTAACAACACCGCCAACGACACCGAGCTTGCTGTTGCTGACTTCCTGAATCTCGAGCACGAGGTGGGTTCAGCATATCGCAAAGGCGCAAAATGGATGTTCCATGATTCAGTATTGAAGGAGATCAAGCGCGTGTCTCTAGCAGCTACAGTCGGTTATCCTCTATGGGTGCCAAGCTTCCGGGATGGCGCACCATCTACAATCCTGAACTACGAATATGTCATCAATGATGATATGGCAGCATTCGTAAATGGAGCAGCTTCCGCCAACGACAGCGCCAAAATCGCATTGTTCGGAAACTTCAAAAAGTACATCATCCGCACAGTGAACAACATGCGTCTTGTAAGACTCAATGAGCGCTTCGGTGACACCGATCAAATCGCGCTTGTAGCCTTCTGGAGAATCGACGGCGACTTGCTGGAGGCTGGTAAGCATCCAGTGAAATACATGAGGGTATCTGCAACTTAATCATGATCCATGTTAAGCAAGTGGTTGAGCCTGTAAGCTCAGCCACTATTTCAAAACCGAAACAGCGTAAGGTACATATCAGGTAAGATGCACAAAGCGGTATTACATACAGCCCCAACAGTAGAGCCGATAACCGTGGACGAGGCTAAGGCACATTTGAATGTGACTAGTTCTACGAAGGACACCTACATACAGGGACTTATCACCGCTTCACGAAGACAAATCGAAAGATACTTAAACCGTGCTTTGATTACTCAGACATGGGATCTGTATTTACCGAACTGGTCCGACTGCATCAAACTACCATATGCACCGCTTCAATCGGTGACATCGATCACTTACAAGAATGTAGATGGCGACGATACCGCTTTGACAATTGCAGATTATTTCCACGTTGTGACCTCAGACGATCCGGGTAGGCTCATTCGAAAGTATGATGTTACCCTGCCAGAAGTTGAATATGGAAATCCTAATGCAATAGTAATTCGGTTTGTGGCGGGATACGGACTCGCTGAATCTGTTCCGGAAGAAATCAAGCACGCTATGAAACTTGTCCTAACAGACTTGTATGATCAGCGTGGAACCGTAGTAATCGGGAACATTGCGCACAAGATTCCAGGGTACTTAACGGATCTAGTGCATAGTTATAAAATCTACAGCTTTTGAAGTTACGTGTAGTTATACCGTTATGGAAAAGGCCGGAGGTTACAAAGTTCTGCTTTAAAGGTCTACAAAGACTGATAGCAGAATCGAAGCACCAGATAGACGTTCTGTGTGTGTTGAGTGAGTCGGAATTTATACCGGTTTGCGAAGAGTATGGGTTCCAGTGGACATACTACAACAACGATCCTCTCGGGGAAAAGATCAACGCAGGAATAAAACGAGCGCTAGAATTTGAGTGGGATTACCTCATGATGATGAACAGCGATGATGTGATACTGCCTGAACTGGTAGACAAGTACTACACGCCAAAGTTCGAACAGAAGGTGGCGTTCTTCGGAATAAATCGGGTTACCTACGTGAATTTCGGGACGACTGACGCGGTGGATTTCAAATATCAGTGGTCAGTCCTTGGGATAGGTAAGTGTTTCCGGAGGGACATCGTCGAAAAACTGAAAGGTGAACTATACGAATCCTGGAGGAACAAAGGATTAGACGACTCAACGCTTGACATATTGATAAAGGCCGGGATAGGTCATGAGATTGTGAAGTACGAAGGAATGCTAGCAATGGACTTCAAGAGCGAAGTAAATATCTGGCCATGGGAACATTTTAAGGACAAAGGAACAAAGGTATGCTACAGTCTCGGATACGGAGAGGCGAACTTGATCGAGAGGTAACATTTCTCAAACCCATTAAATCAAATGGTTCCGCAAACTCGGACCATAACGATGGATGGGAAAAGGTTACCACTGATCCGGATGTGTGGGCAAAGAAAAAAGACCTACCTGGCCGAGATGTAGAGCTAGCCGGAAGATTGGTGTACGCTCAGAGAACAGTTTTCATAGTTGACTATCGAACTGATCTGACAACAGAAAACCGAGTGTACTACAATTCAAAAGTGTACGAGATCATTTCCCTAACGGAATACGAAGACGCGAGAGAAAGGTACTTGGAAGTAATGACGAACCTACTGGATACTGAGGTATGGACGTAAGGCTACGATTGACGGGAGTAAAAGAGATTGACGCGGTACTGAAAGGATTACCACTTCAATTGAATCACAAAGTACTTCAGTCAGCACACGCCGCCGCCGCTAAGCCTCTCGTGAACGCTGAGAAATTACTCGCACCAGAAGGGCCAACGGGGAACTTGGTTGATAGTATCGGAGTGGTCAAAGTTCCGATTAGTCGTGCTGACTCGATCGGACAAATCCAGGTAGGGCCGCGACGCGGAAGGTACAAGGGTAACGCAGCTCACTTGGTTGAATACGGTACAGTAACCCGAAAGAACAAGAAGGGCGCAAATCGCGGTAAGATGACAGCAAAACCTTTTGCAGGTCCAGCTTGGCAACAGACGCAAGGAGTAGTTCAGGGAGGAATCCGGAATCAAATCGGTATACAACTCTCGGCCTACATGAGAAGAATGATTAAAAGACATGGTTAAAGGCATCACGCACATATTGATCAATAACGCTGAAGTACAGGCATTGGTGGGCAGGAATAAAGCCAACACAAAGTACAAGGCATATCCGGTAATCTGTCCTAATCCTGAGACGTGGCCTTACTCAGTAGTTCGGCAAACAGGTCGGACAAAGTTCGGAGATGGAAAGTGCGCAGGGACAACGTGGACCTATTCTTATGACGTGTATTCATTTCATAAGAACTACGAAGAAGCCGAAGCCCTAGACATAGCCGTAGTCGAAGCGTTGGATTTGTTTAATGGAGGTACATACAATGGTGTGGACTTCCAGGAGATCCGACCAACGAACACAGGAAGAGATATAGACTTCGATGTTGATCATAATCTATATGGGAAGGTAAGTTCTTTTGAAGCAGAGGTAAATGAAAATTAGACTACTCAAAAAATGGGATTGGGTTCATAGAACCTTTGCGAGAGGAACAGTTCTCGAAGTCGTCGATGGACTTGCAAAGAAAATGATAAACGCAAAAACAGCGGAAGAATATACGGGGGTGTATCCTCCGAAGGGGAAAGTAAAAACGGATTTGTTTAAACCAAAGAAAATAGAAAATGGCAAGAGTGAAGGGGAATAGTGTACTCGTATATCTAAACGATGTCGCTATAGGTTGCTTGAACAATAACGAGTTCACGTCAACGAACGAAGAGATCGATGCTACATGCAAAGACAACGATGGAGCGCGTAACGTACTCCCTGGCGGTAATCAGTGGTCTATCTCTTTTGATGGGACATTTGAAACTACTGCGACGGTAGGACTGGAAGAACTTTTAGGAGTTCACAAAGATAAAACACTGGTAGGTGTTCGGATGGGTGTTGCCGGTTCTGGAAACCTTTACGTCCAAGGTGAAGCGTACTTAAATGAGCTTACCTGGTCTGGTCCGTTGAATGCCGCGACGGTGTTCAGTGGTTCATTCACAGGGAATGGTGCTTGGAATTACGGAACTCACACATAAGATATGCTTTTCAAGGGAACAACAGAGATCGAGGTAAGCGGTGTAAAAATAGGACTGAAGTTCGGAACCTTGGCTAGTGGCTACTTCTGCGAACAGGAGAAGATAACACTTGCCGAGATGGCAAAACGACTCCAGGAACCAACGCCGTTTACCTTCATCAATACCTACTACTCTGCGGCAAAAGCCTACAGTATTTCCAAAGGACATGATTTCAAATACACAACCGCTGATGCAGCGGACTGGATCGATGAACTCGGTTTCGAGAAGGCTGCGGAAATCATGTTCAGTATGATGTCGGTGTATGAGGACAAGGAAGAAAAAAACGTCCTAACCTCGGGGTCACTTCCACCGGGGTAGAATGGAAAATTGAAGACCTATTCGCTTACGCAGTGGGTGAATGTGGATTGAATCACAAAGAATTTTGGGATCTATCCTGGTTTGAGTGGAGCCTTTATGCTCGAAGACACAGGATAAGAGTACAAGAGATTAAAGCAATCGATGATGGTCATTGGGCGCGGTTCCGGATTCAGTGGGCAGATTTTAGAAATGCAAATAAAGGCAAAAGCGATACTCCTGTCGAGCCGGAAGATTTAATAAAACTTCCATTCGATAAGGAGAAAAAAGAGGAACAAAAGCCTTTGTCATTCAAAGAAGCAAAGGCAAAACTAGGTTCTAAATTTAAGAGGGATGGCGGGGAATAGTGTGCTGGCGAAGATGGCGGTGATTATAGATGCGCAAACAGCCGCATTTAGAAAAGCCCTTAGCGATGCGTCATCACAACTTAATAAATTTGGAAATTCTGCCAACTCAATAAACAAAACACTAGCGGCCTTTGGTGTTGGTTTTGGAATATACGAAATCGCTAGAGGGGTAAAAGCTGCTATCGGAATCATGGCCGACTTCGAGGCTACGATGTCAGAAGTACGTGCAATCACCGGGGCGACAGGTGAAGAGTTCCAAAAACTCGAAGCGGACGCGAAACGCTTAGGAGCTTCTACGAAATTCACAGCGACACAAGTAGCTAAACTTCAAGTTGCTTACGGTCGGCTGGGATTTACCACAAAAGAAATACTTGACGCTACAGAGGCCACGCTAAACCTAGCTGCGGCGACTGGCGAAGATCTGGCGAAGTCTGCGGATGTTGCAGGTTCTACTGTTCGAGGGTTTGGACTTAACGCAAAAGAGACTGGACGTGTCGTCGATGTAATGGCGTCGTCCTTCAATAAGACTGCGTTAGGCCTTGAAAACTTCACGGAGTCCATGAAGTACGTCGCTCCTGTAGCGAATGCAGCCGGGGCTACCGTCGAAGAAACTACTGCTTTACTTGGTGTTCTCGCTGATGCGGGCATACGAGGAAGTATGGCCGGTACTTCGCTTCGGAAAATATTCACCGATCTTACTAAAGATGGCCGGCCATTATCGGTTCGCCTGGCGGAACTTGCCGCAAGGGGGCTTACCCTTCAAGACTCCATGGATGAAGTTGGGCGTACGGCACAAACTTCATTGTTGATTCTTTCAAAGAACACCGGCAAGGTAAATGATCTTGCCGCCGCGTTCCGGAATGCTAATGGTGAAGCCGCTGAAATGGCTGCTATCATGCAGGACAACCTCACAGGAGATGTTACAAAACTTACTTCTGCATTCGAGGGATTAATACTCAAGATCGGTAATAGTAGAGTATTCAGAGACTTTACGAAAAGTATGACGGCTATTCTGAATGCAATGGCCGGCGTCCCTGATGCAGATGGGCTATTAGAAACTATTGCAGGTAGATTTCCGAATGATAAACTCCTCCCTGACGTTGTGGCTGACGATTTCATTAAGATGTTAGCCAAAATGAGAAAGGAGGCCGGGCGCCCTATCAGCACAGACGCGGTAGAGCGGCTAGCAAATGCGTATGGATTAACATCTGAACAAGCAAATCAACTTTACAGGATGGTCCTTGAGGCAAACAAAGCCTTGAGTTTCCAAGAAACAGCTATCCAGCAATTCAATGATTTTGCCACCCGTAATGGATACACCGATCTAACGAAAGCCGCCGATGATTACAAGCAAAGTCTATACGAGTTAATTCTAGCTGAAGAAATTAAGAAACGGAAGTTAGAAAAATCAAATCGTGGTGGCGGGTTTAATGATGGAGCAATAAGAGCCATTGATGCACAAATCGCCGCATACCGAAGAGTAATTCGAATAATTAATGAGTATAGTTCAGGATTTGAGAAGGTACAAGAACAGGAAAAGGTACAACCTCCAATCATACAAAACCTCAAGTACTACCGTGATCTACTTAAACAATTAGTTGAAGAATACGACAATCTAGCCGCATCGTTTGATGAGAATGGGGTTGTTGAAGAGGAAGCAGCATCACGATTCAGAGTGTTAGGATTTGCTATTGATAGTGTGCGGTCTAAAATCCGCGCTCTTGAAGCATTCATGAGGGAGAAGAAAGATCTGACGATAACAGTTAGCACCGAGGCAATAAATAGGCAGGTAGCAGACCTGGATACGCTTTTAAAGCGGAACATGGCTACTATGGATAAGTATATTAAACAAACTGAAGGCGTTAAAAAGAAACTAGGCGAAATAGATCTATCTGGACCAATAGCTTCTGGCATATCATCCATAGCAGAAGCGTTTGGTGAAGCTGCGGTAGGTGCTGGTAATTTTGGTGAGTCGATATTAAAAGCCATTGGAGCTTTCGCCAGACAAATGGGTGAAGCCATGATAGCTTTAGGAACGGCAGCCATTGCCGCGAAGCTACTTATTAAAAATCCATACACGGCTATAGCTGCGGGTGTCGCGCTTGTTGCAATATCGGGCGCGTTGAGCGCATCACTAAACAGAGCGCAATCAAACTTCAATTCCGGTGGTGGCGGCGGCGGTTTCTCATCGGCAACTCCGAATCCTATCAATTACACAACTGGAGAGCGTACACAACTCAGCTTTGAGCCAGTTAATCTTCGCCTAGAAGGACAAGCGCTCACAGGATTACTTAAAGTTCAAGAGAAAAGAGACGGACGTAATAGAGGATAAATAATGGCGTTACACCTTCTACAGCAATTCACCTTAAAAGACACGTACACCGGCGCGTATACCGCAGGTCGTATAGTGAAATCTTTTTGGGATGATGTAGCGCTTGTCATTAAAGTTCATGTTTTTACTTCTACTGGAACCGATTTGGGTATTCAGGCTACAGGGCCAACAGTCACAGGTAATTACTCTTCACGTCAATGGAGGCCGACTAACTACGGATACCGGTTTTGTGACGGATCTACGCTGAATACTTTCACGATAAACAACAACGGAACCGGACTTGACAACGCGCAGTTAGTATTTCCATACGTTGTGAGAAATCAGATCGCGAATCATTTTACATGCGTTTCAGAAATTGTATGCGATATAGAGTTCGATATTAACGTCACATCTGTAACTAATGATAGTGGCGCGGGAGATGGTATAATATCTGTACAGGCAAGTTCTAGTTATGGAACGCCACGTTACACCCTTGACCCAAACCATAGCTACGCAGATGCCTCGAATGCAAACAATGGCACCGGATACGTTTTCTCTTCACTAACAGCAGGGACATACATAGTTTACGCGATAGATGTCAATGGATGTAAGGCGCAGACTACGGTAGTTGTATTGGATGAATCTGAGTCGGTAAATTACGGCGTTCGCTGGAGGCTTGAATATGAAGATAAATTCCAACACGGGACTACTCGATTAGATATAGAGGAAGTCGATTATAGCGGTGATATTACTGAAATCACTGGCGCCGGAGATCCTGTCGTATTGAAATGGCGCGGGGATTCTGTAGACGACATTTTTACAACATTCATCGCGTCGGAGCTTGAAATAAATCTAATCAGCCGCACACACTTTGAGTTCTTTGACTTATTCACTCAAGACGAAAGAAAGTTCAGGGTAAAGTATTATCGTGATACTGGTCGTATCGCTCCGGCCGTTCCGGAATCTACCGAGGCTATTACTCTACCTCCATTATCAGAATGGCAGACATCAACCGGTGATGCTACACGCGAAGACTGGACCACTGGATCAAATCCGACGGTAACACTACCGGATAGTACTACGGCGTCATCCGAAAGGTTATTTGTTGATTACGACTTCATTCCAGGTCGTGAATATGAAATTACCGTTCTATATAATTATGTTCCTACCGGGTTATTGGTTGGGCAGGCTAGTCTGAGCGTTCTGAATGAGTCTTTCTCAGTTCAATTCTCAGACTTTGCTTCGGATGTAACGACGATTTCCGGATCGGGTAGTGTTACCCTTACCTTCACCGCCACTGTATCATGCAAGAAGATAGCATTTAGATATAGTGCAGCCCAGGATGTAACAATAACCATAACAGGAACAACAGCTCAACGAACTACACCAGCAGTGCCCGAAGGACCGGCAGGATTTGAATTAAAGTTCATCGGGTTTATTACCCCTTCTCTTTATTCAGAGCAATATTTCACGACGTCGAATTACAACGTATCATTCATCGCGTCCGATCAATTGGGACTTTTGAAAGACCTTGACTTTACGGATGACTTTGGAAACGAGGTAAAGCAACAAACAT